GCAGTAAATCTGCTAAACTTGCCATAACTTTTCCTCCACCTATTTCTAATAAATAAAAAGGGGAAGTCCCAAAATAATCAGGACTTCCCCTTTCTGCGGTTGATCCGCATCCAAATTTATACTATATTAAATATTATGCCCAAGGTCCAGTACCAGAAGCAATGAACAGTTCACCTGTTGTTGAGGACCATGCAAAAGTTTCATTCATTGATTGGTTAACGCTTGACTCATCCCCATTCGAACTAATTGTAATAGATGGAACATAATAAGTTAGCACAACTCTTGTTGGGTTGGCTGGATCTTTTAGTTGAACCTTAAGTGGTAGTGTTGATAGAGCAAATTCTAGATCCTGCTCTATTGGTGTGTTAGCACCTGTTCCTGTACCCTCAAGGATTGATATTAATTCATTATCTGTCTTTAGAACTGAGATATCTCCTGTAACATCAGGAATACCAATTTCATAGCCTACTGGCTGTCCAAGTCCACCCATTTCAAGAATGGTTTCTGACTGCATTGAAGCTCTAATTGAAGCACTCTGGACTCTTGGAATACTATTAACAGAAATTGTTAGTGGAACATATTTACCTTGAATGGCTGCCGGTGCAGTTGTATCAAGGCCATCAAATACTGTTGTAGTATTTGCTGAACAATATGTAAACCAATAAATATCATTTACGGTTGCAGCAGCCGTAAGTGTTATAGTTGAGCCTGTTACGTTAAAATCTGTACCAGCGTTTAAGTATGACCCACCATTTGTCAATACAGTTGTCTGATAGGCATTGATAATATATCCACTGGTTCTAGTTAAATATGTTGGAGTCTTTGCAAGTGTGAATGTAGCCTGATTTCCTGAAGCTGTAAAGGAATCATAGAATACGGGCTGCTTAAACTCTTTCTTTGAGTTAGCCCCAACAGTATAAGAAACTGTTGAGTTATCTCTAACACCAAAGGATGCATCCATGCCTGTAACAATACCACGCTTAACGTAGATAGCGTTTACGATATTAGTACTTGAGGTATCTCGTATTTGACCAATTAGGTCAACATTTTTAAATTCTGTTACGGACACACCTGATGCTGGAAATGTTGCTGGTGTATATCCTGTAAGATAGGAATAAATATTATGGCTAACATCAAAGGCTTCGAATGTTACTGTAACCTCTGGAATATCGGTGGTCGTACCTACTCGTAGTTTACGTCCTAATTCATCGATATTCTGAATGCTAGCAGACCAAGGAAAGTCCAGTCTCTGAACTCTCGCGGCAGCAAATTTTGCCTTTGGGGTAGCGATTTGTAACTGTACATCTCTTGAGTGTACTCTTGCTCGTCTTGCCAAGGAAATCGTCCTCCTTTAAAATTCTTTTATTAGAATATCCTTTACCTAATTACTTTTGCCTATTATATGTGTCAAAAGTATTAACTATGTCCCCTAATATTACTATACTGCATTTCTACTGTATGGGCGCAGCCTTATTTATGGATAATATGTCTCATATAAACAGGCTACGATGCCGTGCCACTCTAAATCTGCTTCTCCCGCAGTATCTGGAGGTATAGAGGTCATTAAAATAGTTTCAGTATCTGATATCATAGAGCCTAAAATATTATTATTATTATCTTTTATAATAATAGCCTCCATATCCATAAAATCTCCAATTTCATCCATAAGCGCATCTACTCTATCAGCACTTTCCATATATACATTTATTTGAGCCCTTCGATTAAATAATTTATTGTTCTCTGCATTATTACCCATTTCCAAAGTAGCCTTTCCTAAATCCTCAAGAATTACGGAAATAAAAGGTGGTTCAACAGTTGCTAAACTTAGGGCACTAAACCCCTCAGACCATGTTAAATCTGTCCAACCTTTTTTTTCTAGGTATATTTTAAGTTGATTACGGATGGAGCGTCTTTCAAAAAATCTACTAGTTGCCACTAAAATTCACCACCTTAACTATATCCGTAAATTCCGGGTGTACTACCTTTAAATCTACCCTTACTACCACGAATAGAGTAACCGGGTTTACCTCTAAACCTACTATAAACAGGCGTAGAGGTTTGATAAACGCTAGAGGTACCACTACGCATCATTCCAAAAAGACCCGGATAGGCTTCTCTACTAGTAGTTGGAGGACGGAAGAAATCTCGGGCTGCGTTATCATAATTAGCTTGTGCTAATCTCTCGTTTAGTTGCTCAAGGGATAATATTTGCCTAGAGGCTTGTTTATTAGAGAATCTACCAGCCACTCTTTCAGCCTCTTGCGCAGTTCTATAGACTGTTCTATAAATTTTCTTTTTACTTTTATTAAAGGCTCTTAAACTATCTGTACCCGTTTTTAGTGGATCACTGTGACCATAAACAGTAACTGCAATTTTATATCCACCACGTCTACTAGGATTTCGTATGGGATCTGTTATCCCTTTACCAAATCTTGCCCTATAGGCATCCTCTACAATTATTTTTATCATAGCCCTTAATTTAGCATAAAAGCGCATAAAAACTCCGCGTGGAGGAATACGAGGTGCCCATTTAAACTGACCAAATTCAAGATATAGCCAAAAGGGGGTATAAGGAAACCAAGCAGCTAGTCTAGCCTCGATTGTTGCCTTTCTAGCATTTGGGGGTATAGGTATACCTTTAGGAAGATTTTTCTTTTTGCCTGAAAGACCCTCATTAATTTTAACAATATCATCAGCATATCCCTTGGCTTTATCATAGTCCTCGTCATACTTAAAACCTCTTTTTTTATTATAATCCCCTCGTTCTTCTGCGCCAGTTACTAGTTTCCTCAGTTGCTTTAAACGAATATCTCTCATAGATTTACCACTAGTAATTGGGCCTCTCCCCCCATAGGGATAATAGAATTTTTGTCCTGTTCTTGTCCAAAGAATGTGCCAAAATCTATATCGATTTAATTCATTACCCTCATCTGCTTGTGCTTCTCCGTACTTACGCTGTGGTCCTGTTGCTTTTGAGGCACCAGAGTTTTTAAGTCGTTGGCTACGATAAGGAAGTTTAACCTTACTTGTTCCACCCTCCTCCAAAGCCTGATAGTGGAATCCCTCATATAATTTATAGTAGTCTCCAAATATTTTACCAAAATCTATTTGTAAAATCCAAGTAGTGGCTGATATGCTCCCCCCAATTTTTAAAACCCTATTCTGCCATAACCATTCAATTCTTTCTAGAATAGCGGTCCTATATTCCAAGGGAAAAGCATTTATATCTTTTATTGTACCCCAAGCATCAATAAAAGATTGTTTTAAAGATTCATATACAGCCAACTCTACACTATCTCTAATCTCTGGACCCAGACTTGCAATTCTTTGCTGTAGTCCAGCCGCCATACTTTCGCCGCCATCCCAAACGTATAGATTAAATCCTCTTTTTCCAAGACCCCTTTGGAGATTTTGTAGCATAACGTCAAGACCAGCGCGCGTATCAATAGTTTTAAAGACTGAATCTCCAACAATAGCAATATTTTTTTCCATATCCGCTCTTACTGCGGCAAGCATTTGGAAAAAATCTTTTTGTACTCTATATTTTCTCTTAGACGTTTCAATGGCTACTCTTATAAGATACATTTCCTGCTGATCAAGAGCCGTAAATCCTGCTTTTCTAGCTAAATACGATGCATATAATGCTTTATTTCCTAAGCTTTTAATTTGCTCTAATTTTCTTTCCCACTCAGCTTCAGTAACCCTACGTTGTCCAAGATTAATTCTTACCCTATATACGCGCTGACCCACATTAAATCACCACCAATTTACTCGGCGTCTGCCCCTAATCCCATAATAACCTGTATATCCCGAACAAAATCATTAAAATTATCTAAAATAATCTTCTTAACCTCGGAGAATGGTATACTGCCTGTTGTAGCACTAAGTCTTTCTAAGTCATTAAGAGATAGTTTACAATACATACGTTTTCTAGCATCTATATTCTGTATCGTTTGTATAAGTGCTATGCCATTTATTTTATTATTCTCAAAAGAAGTACCACATGTTGGACATGTTATACTTGATGCCTTATATATAGGTTCTGTCATTTAATTCCTCTCCTATCCTTGTGGCGATGAACCGTTTCCTTTTAGTATTGCCTTATATCTATTTATATGGGGAGTTCCCATAGGATTTATTTTAATTATACTCATTTCTTGACTATCTATAATTACTTTTCCACCATCCATTGCGGTCTTAAGTAAACTATGATAAGAAGGATCAACATGAATATAAGAATCTCCAGAGTAATATTTTCCACCAGCGGTAACATTGATAGCCTCGTTTGAGGTCCAATGTACCCTAGCCAAAATAACTGTTTCTTCTAATGCATCTTTCCAAAAGGTGCCCTTGCACTCTGGGCAGGTAAAAAATATAGAGTGATCTGTTAAAGAATCATAGAGGCCACTTACAGTACATCGTACACACGCTGATCTAATAGGCGTGTATATAGAAACTTCACGACCTATTTCATTCCTAACAGCATCTATTTGCTGTTTGATATAGTCAGCATTTATGTCCTGAAGTGCCATGCTTTAAACCCCCTGAACGGTTTTCTTTTCAAGTATAGTATTTAATAACTTGTTAAACTTACTACGACTTCTTCTATAGTTATACTTCTCAAGATTAGTTCTAGCATATTTTACATACTTATCAATTGCATCCTGATTTTGTAGTAAGAATTCTGCCTTCCCAACAACATCTTCTAAACAGTATGGTGTTGTCGCAAGATCAGGAAATAACTCATTCTGTAATTCTAGTCTGTTTGAACCGATGACTGGAACACCAAAAAATGCTCCCTCGCCTTGAATTCTACCCGGTGTATTTCTATCTGCTAAATTAATAACAAATATACACTGCGAAAGTCTCTCATAGAATCCTGCCATCTCTGTTCTCTCATGAAGGAATATTCCTCCAAAATAATCAGCATAAACAGAAGTAGGTGAAAGTTGATAAGATGGTAGTGATAGGAATAATCCCTTTAGATCAGGATCTGTTTCGCGCAACTTATTCATCACTAATGCAGAACTAACAAAGTTTCTATCGTTATCAGAAGCGCCGACTCCAAGACCTATAAAGTACTTCTTACTATCCAAGAAGTCACTATACTTTTCAGTATAAGATTGGTGTGGAAATGGAAGTCCTGATTTTATTACAGGAATATTAGGTACGGCAACCTGATACCATTGCCTCTCTTCTTCTGTAAGAGCCATCAGCCCATCTAGGAATGCCAAATCCTGTAGGTACGCAACCTGTTGGTTTGAGGGCATCTTGGAAATATGGGTGGAGAGTGGATGATCGTTTAGCCCAATCTGTATAATATGCGGCCAGCGCTTGCGTATCTCTCTACTCCAGCCCTGTACAGTAGACTCCATCCATAGCGTGCGAATAATTACATCATAATTTGCGGCTTCATCAATCTTTTGTATAAATGGAATTCCTAGAATATCCATCCAGATCCCATTGTCGTACTGACCAGTATTACGCTTGTCCCCATAATAAAAAGCAATCTTTAACTTACTCATATTCCTATACCTTTCCTCTTCTAAGTTTTTCTCCCCACTTTTCCATAAAGTAGTCGAAAGTCATGTTTCCTATGCCCAGCGGTCCCGTAGTCTGACTTACAAGGTGAATGTATTCCGCTTCTGGGGTACTTACTATCTGATATCCCGCCTCGCGGGCTCTAAAGCAAAGGTCAACTTCCTCACGGAATCCAAACCCATAGCCCTCATCAAAATATCCTATCTTATCTAAAACTTCTCTCTTGATATACATGCAAGAACCCTCGACGGCTTGCTGTCTCTCAGCCTTCACAGAGGCTCGTGGCTGACCGTAATACCTATGAGCAGTGTTTCCATCCGGTCCTACATAAATACCATAGTTGATAATAGTATTCTCGTCTAATGAAAGTGCTTTTCCTCCCACAATTCCTATAGAATCTGCGGAGTATGCCATATTACGCATACTTTGCAGTATATCTGAAATAATAATTGTATCATCATTAAGTAAGATAACATCTGTTTGAACTGAAGCCATTAATTCATTACATGCTTGTAGCCAACCTACATCATTTTTATAAAGTAGTA